GTTATTGACTTCGTATTTTGGTAGCTCTACATTATTAACCCAATCAATAATATCTTGATCATTCCAATCTGATGTATATGTGTATCCTGTAAAGTCAACACCAAAGATTGTGGATGCAGTTGTGAGCAACACATTTGCTGTGCACGTTTTATTGATAATGTCATCAACTACTGTTGTGACTGTCACTGTTGGATTGATAATCTCAACATTGAACTGAGGAAATTTATAAGTTGCCATATTATGATAGTGTTGTTCCTGTTACTGTGAATGTTCTTACTGGAAAATAAGTATATGCTACTGATGATGTTTTAGTTGCTACATTCATTACACCTATATTATTTAAAATATATGCTGATGTAGTTGCATTTAAAACTGTTGTTGAACTCCAATAAACTCTTCCTGATGAAGATAAATTAAAAGGAGAATAATTTAATAAGTTATTTTGGTCATTAGCAAAATTCATTAAATTAAATATCTCTTTCATATTTGGCAATCTCCAGCCACTGGTAAAAGTTCCAACTGAATAAGAAAGTGAATTGTCAATAGCTTGATTCCAAGTATTACCTGTTGCAATTGCAACTCTGGAAATACCCAACACAGTTGCACCATCATAAGTTGACCAATCAATCACAATGTTGTTTGTATATGTTTGTGTTCCAAGTTCTGACGTGAATCTGTTTAAATTAGAGAAAGGATTCCTCTTGGCTAATGTTGTAAAGTTTGTAGCTCTTCCAGCCTCAAGATCACCATCATCGCCTGTCCGAAAACTAGTCTGCTGCCCACTTTTGATTAGTGTTGCACCAATAGGAAATGGCTTGCAAGTTAAATTAACAGCTGCTGGATAAGTTGAGTTTGTCTCATCTCCTTCTGTCAATGTTATGTCTGGCAATATCAACGACCCTCCAGACCCAACAGTTGTGTTGTATGTGGCATCACTGTTCTGCACAGATGCATCAGCACAGGCACCTCCACCTCCACCAATTTTAAAGTTCAATGCACTTATCATAGCACTAAGATAACTGATCCAGATGTTAATCTAACTGATGTAAATTTTGCACCATTCAATGGCCTGATGATTGCTCCAGATTTTACTGCTGTTGCTGTATCTTGAATGTACTCACTTGTGACATCTGCCTCAGAGATTTCAATGTGACTGAATAATGTATCCTCAAGAGCAACAATTGCATCACAACTCATAGTGACTGCATCTGTTCCGTTAACTATGAATGTGCCTTGAGCTGCTGATAGCACGCTTTGTGAATTTGCCATTTATATATATTTTTTGATTATCATGGGGGTGTGACTATGGTAGTTTGAATACCTTCTCCTTCTATTATGCGAATCAGTTCGACAACTGTTGATGTATTCTTGCCACTCTGATAGTCACTAACTTTGAGTAACCTATATACAACACCATCAATCTGAATTAAGTTTCTGAAATCAAGACTATTGATGTCTGATGCTCTGAGCATTACTGAGCATGTCACTTTCTTTCCATATCTTGATATCAATTCCTTGATAAACTTCTCATGATACAGATACAAGTTGTTGGTTGGATATGTTGGTGTGGACCAAAAGACATAGTCAGGAACACCAAAGTTAAAGTCAAATGATGGTGAATCCAAGTTGTCCAAGTGACCAACATAAGGATATGATGTCTCATTGTGTGGTATGCCATTCTCATCCACATGAATCCAATCTCCTGTCCTCAATCCTCCCAACTGCACAAGGAATGGCTTGCCTTTCTTTCTCTCAACTAAGCTGGTGCCATCCTCATTGAACTTTATCTGGAATACTCTTGGAACAGTTAAGTCAGTGAATGTTCCTGGTGATGTATCTGGAATGGTTGACAATAACTTCTGGCTGAATGGTAGCTTGAAATTTGTCTCATTGGTTGCAAATTGACTTTGACTCTCCACAATGAATGAGCCATATTGTTTCTGAACATCATCAAAATAACGGCCATTCCAATAATCATCATCTGTCTCAAAATTAAACTTATAATTCTTAGCACTAAAGTTGATGGTTGGCTCAATCTGAATCTCTTTGCTCCTGTCAAGTTTGTATGTCCAATCAATTGCATCACCACTGGATCTGTAAAAGTCACTCAATGGCTCAATCTCAAGAATGGTTGGATCAGCAACTGATGGCTTGACATAAAGATTGAATGCTGTGACAAGTCCTTTGAAGAATACATCACAAGTCATGTCTGGAAGGAATGCATCAAGATAGACTGTACCTCCAGCTGTCAATGATTGAGCTTGCTTTAATACATTTAAATCAGCTGTGTTGCTAATTACTTCAATTGAGATTCCATCATAGTTAGTTGGCCCTCCTAATAGTTGAGGATTGATTAAATTAAACTCAAGATTGAAAGTTACTGCATCATTTATTAAAACGTTTATTTGTCTGGAATAATCAAATGAATAGCTTATTGAATAAGGAGCATTATTGTTCAATTGACCACTATAAACTACATCATTTGATATTAAGATATTATTCTTGTAAATCATCAATTTAACTTGATAACTTGCTGCCATTATTTGACCTCCATTGAATGTGTCAAATGTCAAGTCATGATCTCCAACATAATTGATATTAAACAATCCCTCACTTGCTGCAATAAATAACAATGGATCAGTTGTCTGAGCTTGACTCAGTAAATCTTGATTGACCGTACAATTATAAAAATCTGTTAATGTTAAATCATTAAGCAACCAAAAACCAGAACCAGCACCAAGTGAATAACCTTGTATTGATCCATTTATGACTGCTCCTGTTGTTAAATTGTTATTTTCAGTTGTGAATAAAGAATCATTATCAGCTTGTACTTGTGTAATGGTTGGCAAGTCCCCTCCAGGATAAGTCATCAACATTCTCTTGAATCTTTGACTCTCAAGGAATCTGCTGTTCCATGTGATGCCACAATAGTTGAAAGCTCTTGTCAATATATCATAACAGAATACCTGTGGAGGAATCTGCTCAACTTCAAAAGTGGAAGGTGTAGAACGCGTGAATCCGTAATCAATCAAGCCGTAATAATACCCTTTACCCTTCCACCCTTGAGAGTCCTGATTGCTCACAGGACTGCCATTGAATTGGATAGTCCCATTCCATGTATCTTGTTGGTTAGCGTATGTCAATGCATGATTGTACTCTGAATAACCAAGCTCATTTATTTTAATCTTTGTAAGTCTTGAGATATAGTCAATTGTGTCACTCACTAAGGTGATTTCAAATGACCATACTCCATCAATTAATTTGCAGCTCATTAATTGAGCCACACCATTGAACTCAAGCAAGCCATCTTGATAGTATTGACATTCAGCTTTTACACTTGGATCAAAGTCAACAAAGTTTGAATTAGTGCCAACAATGTTATCTGTTGATGATAAAGTATAGACACTCAACATCAGAGCTGTGTTGTTCTTGGTCCCTGGCAAAGTGATAGTCTTGGACTTGTTGCCTTTCCTTGCATTTAAATCCTTGATGTCACTGATGTTGAATGTCAATGGAAAAGGAGCATCTTGGCTGATGTCAACAAGCCTCCCGTTTATGAATAATTCTCCAGCCATTAGTTAAGTTGTGATGTATATGTGTATGTTCTCTCCAATGTAATCTGCTCTTGAATCAAGCCATCTCTCCTCCTTGTCTTGAATTGATAGCTTGTGTTGGTAACTTTCACCGGCTCAAATGCTGTCCCATTATCAACCTCAAGATATACTGATGGTGATTCAATCAAGCTCCTCACCAGCCATTGTTGAACACTCTGATAAATCCAGTCAGAATTCAATACCAACTGATCAGCTGCTGTCTTGGCAAAGTCAACCTTCTCACCTTGATACAATGGATATGTGTAGCTCGTATCATCCCAGACTCCTTTCTCTCTCTGATATCCATAGCTCTGTACTGTGGATGAATCTGTTGAGACCAGTGAGAAAGTGAATGAATCCCATACTCCGTATTTATTCAACCAATGCAATCGCCTTGTCTCATATCTCTTACAATCTCTGTCAAGGTAAATTCTGAACACTTCACCTCCTCCAGAATATATTCCTCCAGATTGTGTTCCTCTTGGTGTTAATTCATAATAGTAACAGTCATCAAAGTTTGCTTGTGTGATTGCAGTGTTGGCAATGATTGTCTGAGGAGATGCATCAACAACAGGAAATTGATTGGCTGTGAATGCCTCAGTATGTGCAACAATGATTGAGTTGTTGACATCAAACAATCTGTATCTCACTTGAAAGAAACCAGGATCACCATTCAAGATACCCATGAATAATCTCTCATCATCAGCAAGATAAAATTTTCTATCTCTTGGCCAATCAGTCAACCATGTGACTCCACTTCCAGAGTTTGGATTGCTTGATGATACTGCATGGTCAAGGTAGTCCCAAGCAATAAAGTCCTGATGTCTCAAGGCTGCATTGAATCCATACAAAGTTGAGCTTGTGTCACTGGCTTGAATCTGGGGAGTTGGACTTCCATACTTCTCATAGACAATAATATAGTACTCATTGATAGCCATATCATAGTAAGTCAACAGAGACCCATCCACAACCAATGGACTGGACAATGTACTCTGAACTGCCTCAGATACATCTATCCTCCCAAGAGTATTGAATTGCCGATATACCTCTTGAGTCAATCTCAATGTGCTGTTGACATACAACTCAACAACAAAGCTGAAATTAGGTTGTGCAGTCTCATCACTGCTGAAAGTGAACACCAATGGATTGCCAGCTGGTGCAATCAGTTGTGGTTGATCATATAGTGTTATTGCCATTCTTAGTAAAATTTATTTCAAATAATAAACCAGTGAGCTCTGCCAAGTCTCTGCCTATCCTCTCAAGGACACTATCATTGATGACATTCTCAGTGATTCTCTTTGGTTGCAATCCTCGCTGCTTGATGTTGGATGCCACAGCATATGCATGACTCATATCCAATCCTTTCCACTGACTGATGGCTGTTGCCATGTTGTGAGATACTCCAGGATAGTTGAATGAGAATTGACTGCCATAGTTGTTGGTGCCAACAGCATTGACTCCCTCATCAACAAATGGATAGTAATCTTCTGCCTCTAATCTGAATGACAGCTGTCCTGTTGGAACAGGAATGATTGACGCTGCCAATGCTCCTGTATTACTCGCAACTTTCTTTGTGTAATCTCTGAACTCCTCAGCAAGTTTGTTGGATAGCTCAATGATGAATCTGTCATAAGCATTCTTTGGTTGCTCAGCATCTTGAGCTGATATTCCAAAATCATCAAGAAAATCAAACTCTGCCATTGCTTAATATGCGTTTATGTTCGTTCTCATCCACTATCCTAAAGTAGTTCATCCAGAATAATGTTGTCACATAAGGCTGTTGTGTAATCTTTGCCACACTGAGTCCCATTTCTTTGGATAGTCTATGTATGATAGTGGTCCAACCAAACCACTCTGAATCTTTAAGTCCTGTTCCATCATCATCATTTCCATCCTCTGTCTCGCCATCTGAATCCCTAATATAGCGAGCTTCCGCTTGTGAGATAAGTCCAAAAAAAAACTAAAGAAATTTAGAAACTCATCACCAGGGAAATGCTCCTTGAATTCCTTGTATCTGTTGTCATTAGGATTCAACACTCTGCCTCTGTCATCCTCTTGGCAATACTCCATCCCTTTCTCAAGATACATGATTGCCAATGCTTGACATGGATCCTGTGAGACATCCTCAATCAGTTTCAAGTCAATGATCTGACCAGTTGACACATGAGCAAAGTTTTTCTCAAATCGATATATCTTGCCATTCACTTCAATCTCTGACTTTGGCTCCTGGTATTTATAACTCACCAACAACTGGAGCATGTGATTGGCAGCAACTTGGATGGATTGGATATCTGCTCTCTTTATCTTGTTGATTGACTCACCACTGAATAGACTGAGCAACTGACATTGGAAGATTAACAACTGTGTGATGTCATCCTCCTTCTGTTCTTTCATTGCCTCAGCCATCATCAACCATCTGGTCATCTGCTCTGGTGTGCAGTCACTGATTTTGGTTGGTAGTTTTATGTCAAGTTGTTTCATCATACTCTCAAAGCCATATATCTTCCTCTGTTTGTGAATTCCTTTCTGCTGTGCCAAGCCAATGCAGTTGACATCACTCCATCATCATGCAATCCAGCTGGTGCAGAATAACTCACATTCCTGGTATTCGGATTGTAAATATAGGAAAAATTATCAAGCTCATCTATCAACCATTGCTCATTGATTATTGAGATAGCCTTTTGCTCAAATGCCACAGCCAAGTCCTCAATGATGATTGGCTTTGTCTTGGAGCTTGTCACAAATGGATGGATGAGATTCTTGCACCTTGACTGGAGCATCTCATAGAACACATCACCTTGATTGTTGACCTCAACCAATGTCACAGCATTGTATTGCTTGATCAACTCAGCAACCTTGTCAATGATCCTGGTCCACTCATCATGTCTCCATCTGTGAGCTGCAACCATCTGACCATCTTGATTGAGGATGGACAGAACAGTGTAGTCATCAGCTCGACCAATATCAAGGCCGGCAAACATCTTGGCAGTCTTGGCTCCTGTGCCAATGCACTCATGAACATTCTTGAATATACCAGATGCATTGTCAATGAACTCAGCTAAGTACTCCTGTCTGAACACATAGTCAGGCAGTGACCTCTTTCTCTCATCCAACTCCCTTGGGTCAATCATAGGATTGTCATAGGATGAGTAATGAAAGTAAGCATAGCGATCATCATAGTTCGGTTGCATACACAATCTATGAAAGTGATTCTTTCCTTTTGGTGTTGAGATAAAGATAATCTTCTTTCCTTTGACCAAGACAGTTGCACTCAATACCTCATCCCACAGCTCTGGTCTTGTGAAGGCCATCTCATCCACAACCATATAGTCAAAAGTGTTGCCTCTGATATTGTCTG